CCCTCTATTTACTTACTTTATATAAGAGGTTAGGTTGGTTAGACGGTCGGACAAAGCCAGTCATACCAAGCCGTCTAACCCCGTCCAACCTCAAAACCCCCCATGCAAGAGATCAAAGTCCGTTTTCAGCCGTCAGACATCGCCGCCCTGGACCAGCAGGTGGCCACCGCTGGCACCACCAGAGCGCAGCTCATCCGTGACAGAGCGTTAAGCCTCCCTGCTGCACGGTTGACCACGGTGGATTACCATGCGCTGGTTGCTGATGCAGTTAGCGCCATGCGCGGTGACTTGCCTCGGCTGCAGGTTGAATATCTCGTTGCTTATGTCATCACCAGACTTGATCAACATCACCGCCAAGCAGTCGCCGGTCATCAACCGGTTGCATGACTGCATGACGCAAGCGATGGCTTATGCCCATGCCATCCGCGACAATGCTCAAGATGACGGCGTGCCCATCCCCATGGAACTTGTCGCCAGCTTTCAAGCCGATTACAACAACATCATCGCTGCATTAAATGAAGCTCACAATCTCGCAAGCTGATCTAGACCATGCACTGCGCATCATTGCGCCTGCAGTAGGCGTCCGCAGCTCACACCCGATCCTTGACTGCTGCCTTATCACCGCTGGCGGCGGCAATGTCACCATCACCGGCTACAACCTCGACCTAGGCATCACGGTGACCATCCCAGCCGTGGTTAATACCGCTGGCGCCGTAGCGCTGCCGTATCGGCTCCTGGCTGGCCTTGTAAGCCGCATGGACGATGGCGAGGCTGTGGACATCACAGATGGCGCTGTAAGCGCTCCTGGGGGCTCCTATGACCTTGCAGTGTCCGATGCTGCGGATTACCCCGCAATGCCGGTTGTAGATGCCCCCAGCGCCGAGCTGGACCTAACTGCTGGCGTGCGTGCCTGTATGGCGGCCGTCAGTGCCGATGCCAGCAAGCAGATCCTGCAAGGCATCCACCTCGCAGCCGGCTACATGGAAGCCACCGATGGCCACCGACTAGTGCGTGTGCCCGTAGCATTGCCTGATGGCATCGATCTGGTGCTACCGGCTAGCACGATGAAGCTGCTGCAGGACCGCGTCGTCGGCATTGCAGCTGCAGCCGGTCAGGCTGTGATTGACGCAGGTGATGGCATCACTATCTATAGCCGCATCCTTGACGGTAAATACCCAGACCTGGCAGCGTTGGTGCCAGCCAGTTTTAAGCACACGATCACCGTCGACCGGTATCGTTTCGCTCGTTGCCTGGAGCGTGTCGCCCTGATCGCAGAAGCGCATAACTCCGTGGTCAAACTCACTGCCGGATCAGGTGCTCTGGCCATCACTGCTGAAGCTGATGCCAGCAACGGCAAGGAGCTGATCACCTACGAAGGCACAGCCGCAGGGTCATGGGCATTGAACGTGCGTTACCTGCTCGATGGCTTAAAGTCCATGCGTCAAGCTGACACTGTTACACTGTCGGCCAATAGTGAAACCACTCCTTTGGTATTGCGTCCATCAGATCAACCCGCCATGACTTACCTCGTCATGCCCGTGCAGGTGAGATCATGACCTCCATCAAGGATCTCAAGTCCGACCATAAAAACGCCCGCAAGCGTACAGACCGCTCAGCAAAACTGATCGCTGAATCGCTGCAGCGTTACGGTGCAGCACGCAGCATCGTTATTGATGAAGACAACCGGATCCTTGCTGGTAATGGCACTATCGAAGGCGCCAGGGCAGCAGGTATCAAAAATGTTCGCGTCATCGAAACCGATGGCACTGAGATTATTGCCGTCAAACGCACTGGCCTATCGGAAGACGAAAAGATAGGCCTTGCCCTAGCCGACAACCGCACCAGCGACCTGTCCGACTGGGACAAGGACATGCTGCAGCAGCTCAGTGAGGAGCACGACATTGCCCCATGGTTTGACGCTGACGACCTAGCCGAAATCCTCGGCACTGTCGAGCAGTTGCCCGCCGAAGGCTTGACTGATGCTGACGACGTGCCAGAGGCACCGGCAGAGCCCATCACCAAGCCCGGTGACCTCTGGATCCTCGGCGATCACCGCTTGCTTTGCGGGGACAGCACTGACACTGTCGCCTTGGAGCGCCTTATGGCTGGAGCCAACGCCGATCTATGGCTTACGGATCCCCCTTACAACGTCAATTACGAAGGCGGTACCGGATTAAAAATTCAAAACGACAACATGAAAGATGCCGAGTTTCGGCAATTCTTGAAAGATGTTTATATTGCTGCAAATTGCTTTCTTCGCCCTGGCGCTGCTTTCTATATCTGGCACGCAGACTCAGAAGGGTACAACTTTCGTGGCGCCGCTTTTGACGCGGGCTGGAAAGTTAGGCAATGCCTGATATGGTTAAAGTCTTCCTTGGTAATGGGTCGGCAAGACTACCAATGGAAGCACGAGCCATGCCTTTACGGCTGGACAGAAGGTGCCGCCCATACTTGGAACTCGGATCGCAAGCAAACCACGATTCTTGAGTTTGCCAAGCCAAGCCGCAATGGCGAGCATCCAACTATGAAGCCAGTTGACCTGTTTCAATATCAGATGGCCAACAGCACAAAGCCTGGCGATATAGTCCTTGATTCCTTTGGCGGCTCCGGTACCACCATGATCGCCGCTGAGCGTATTAACCGCAAAGCTCGCCTCATGGAACTCGACCCCGCTTACTGCGACGTGATCGTTCAACGTTGGCAGGCATTCACCGGCAAGCTGGCTACGCTTGAGGAAAATAAGGAGGTGTTCTAATGGGCGCCCCTCGTGGTCCTAAACAAGAAACCCTAGAACGCGCTGAACGCTTTGCGCGCATCATCGCTAGCGGTGGGCGGCGTTCAGATTGCATCCGCTATGCACGGGAAAACTGGGGGGTTAAGGATGATGCCTGTGACCTTTACCTGCGCATTGCACGCGACAAGCTAAAAGCCGACTGGGACATCGAACGCCCGCAGATGGTGGCTGATCTGCTGAGCCAGTGCAGCACCTTGCAGATGGAAGCTAGGCGTGCTGGGCAATATCACATCGCCTTGGGCGCGATCAATACCGCAGCCAAGCTGGCACAGCTCTGTTCATGATAGGTATACTGGTATCAACTCAGCATCTGAAAAATGGCTCGCCGTCAAAAGCGTGATTCCAAGGGCAGATTTGCTTCTACTGGTGGTGGCGGTGCATCGCGCTCTTCTGAAAAGATGGCAAATGCACGGCGATCATCTAGGGCGCAGGACGTTTTTTTTGCTAGAGGTGAAAAACGCAGCGAACGCAGTGCAGTCAAGCAAGTAAAAGCTCAAGAAACAGCCGCAAAGGCTGCAAGGGTATACGCAAGGCGAGACATAGGGCTTAAAGCCATAGGCGGAGCACCTCTCGGCGGCAAGTCCCGCAAGATGCGCGTTAAATCCAAGTAGTAAATACATGAGCATTCTTGCTGTAGCGCGTGAAGGGCATGTGCTGCAGCAACTTGGTCAGCACGGTGACGCGGTAGATGTTGCCAAGCTGATCGCTCGTATCCAAAGTGACCTGCACCCTGGGCAGCTTGCGTTTGTAGATGACACCGCAACGCAGATCCTTGGCATCAGCGCCGGTTATGGCGCTGGCAAGACCAGAGCGCTATGCGCCAAAGCGGTGATGCTGGCCGCGGCCAATCAAGGCTTCATCGGCTGCGTCATGGAGCCGACTGGACCGCTGATCCGGGACATCTGGCAGACGGACTTTGAGGCGTTCCTTGAGGCGTACGACATCCCGTACACCTTCCGCGCATCACCACTGCCGGAGTACATGTTGCACCTGCCAGGCGGTGATACCAAGATCCTGTGCCGATCCTTTGAGAACTGGTCGCGCATCATTGGCCTGAACCTTGCATGGGTGCTGGCTGATGAGATCGACACCGTAACGCCAAGCATTGCGAACAAGGCATTCCCTAAGATCCTCGGCCGTTTGCGTTCGGGCAATGTGCGGCAGTTTGGTGCGGCATCGACGCCAGAAGGGTTCCGCTGGATGTGGAACACATTTGGCAGCGACGAGGCAAGGCAGCGCCCAGACCGGCAGCTAATCAAAATGCGCACGGCGGACAACCCACACCTGCCGCCGGACTTCATCGAGCGGCTGCAGGCGAACTACGACCCGAGCCTGCTACGGGCGTACCTCGACGGCGAGTTCGTCAACCTGACAACTGGGCAGGTATATGACAGGTTCGATCGGGCAAAGCATGTGTCCGTACACTGTCCGGACATCACCCGCGAGCCAATCCGCGTTGGCATTGACTTCAACGTGGGCAACATGTCTGCCGTGATCGCTGTGCGGATCAACAATGGCCTGCTGGTGGTTGACGAGATCGCCGGTGCGCATGACACCGACGCCCTAGCGCAAGAGATCCGCAGGCGGCACCCACAACAGCAGATCTACATCTACCCAGACGCCAGCGGCGGCAGCCGCAGCACCAACGCCAGCCAGACCGACATCCAGATCCTGGAGTCCTACGGCATGTCGAATCAGTCACCACGCAGCAACCCGCCAGTGCGTGATCGCGTATCAGCTGTGCAGGCGCTGCTGGAGAACGGCAAAGGGCAGGTGCGGCTGCAGGTGGCGCAGGGTTGCCGCCGCGTGATCGAATGCCTAGAGCTGCAGTGCTACAGCGACAAGGGCGAACCTGACAAGGATGCAGGGTTCGATCACATGAACGACGCGCTCGGCTACCTGGTGTGGCGTGAGTTCAACCCGTTGCATGCTGGCGCTGGCCGCGGCACTGGCATCAGGCTCTACTAGACAGCCCATCAATGACTGAAGCCGTAAACTGATGGCATTCTCGGCGGCCAGCGCTCGTGTATAGCGGTTACAGCTTCTATGACCGGCCGCTAGCGCAGCGCACCGTAGCAAAGGTCAACGACCCAAATACGAATTGGTATGCGCAGGAGCCGCACTGGCTGCTGATTGAGGATCTGCTGCAGGGCACCTATGGCATGCGCAAGAAGCATCGCCGCTATTTGCCGCAGGAGCCCCGCGAGCTGGATGAGTCCTACGACAACCGCCTATCCCGTAGCGTGTGCCCGCCGTATTACATCCGCCTTGAGCGCATGCTGGCGGGCATGCTCACCCGCAAGCCCGTCAGGCTGGATGACACCGCCGACATCATCCGTGAACAGCTATTCGACGTAGACCTGCAAGGTAACGACCTCAATGTCTGGACCTACGAGGCAGCCCGCAAGATGGTGCGATATGGCCACATTGGTACATTGGTGGATGCACCATCTAATGGGGGTCGACCTTACTGGGTGACCTACACGCCTAGGCAGATC